TAGGTATCCAGTTCCGCCATCTTCAGTTGTAATTTCAATCCATCCAATTTGAGCCATATCAGATCCAGATACATTGTACGTATCTTTAATAATAATAGGCTTGTTTTCAAAAATGAAATCATTTGATTCAAGAGAACCTTGCATTCCTGCAGTTCCTTTTTTAAATTCTGATCCGTAGATAAATACAGTTACATTAGCCGCTGTAGCTAAAGTTCCTGAAGTTACTAATCCACCTGCTTCATAAAAGTCAGCCGTGAATTTACCAGGAGCCGTAGTATTGTCTACAGCACTTACAACTGCTTTGTTAGAACCAGATCCGTCATTTTGAACAATCATTACTGTTTGTCCAACGCGAATAACTTGCTCTGCAGCCGTAGGGTCAAGCGCATCATTAACTTGAAATTGTACTTGGTCATCACCAGCTGTTCCTGTGCTTCCGACTTGCGTATATTTAGTGTGTAATCTACCTTGCTCAGCCCATTTGATAAGGTCAGAGTTAGTAGGCATCTCAGCACCTACCATACGTAGGAAAGAAGAGATAGTTCTGTTACCATAACGCTCGAATTCTTTTTCGTATGTGTCTGGTAGATATTGGTTTAACCAATCAAAATCTGCATTGGTTAAATAGTTTTGTGCTGTAGGAGTTCTCTCTGAACTCGGCGTTAGCGCAAAAGTTGGTGTGGATTTTACTTGTCCTGCCATGATTATAAATTTTAATTAATATTAAGTTCTTTTTATACTTTTAATTTTTAGCCCATTGCTCGATGGCGATGAAACTGATTTAACTTGGAACCCTGATTTAGCAACCGACTCTGGTGTATTGCGCTCAGTCATATTAATATTTTTTGTTTTACGCATTACATCTTCTGTGGCGCTAGACTTCCCTTGCTCATAAAAAAACTGAGCAAACTTTTCGGGGTTCATAGCTATAGCTAAAGATCTGTGGTATCCTTCTGCATCTTGTAAAAGTCCTTTGTCATCAATAAATTTACTTACGAAATTCATTGGTGTTTCTTGAGCTTTCTTTAATTCAGAAGCACTCCCAGGTGTAAAGTATACGTCGCTTTGATCTAAATTGAACTTAAAACCTTTAAATTCACTGCTGAATAATTCATCACTTTTTTTGACAAACCATTCGCTTTTGCGATTAGCCTCTTCCTGCTGACTTTGAGCCGTATTCACATATTGCTTGTAAGCTTGGTATTCTTCAGAATCACCGAACGAGTTTTCCCTTGACTCAAGGGGCAACTTATACTGTTCTTGCTGTTCTTTAAAGAATCTTTTTGCTTTAGCAATAACTTTTTTCTTTGCTAATTTAGTTTTCTTAACTACTGATTCATCATCAAGTTCCTCGTCGTAAGCATAATCCTCCATTAATGAGTCTATGTCTTCAGGATCTAAACCTTCCTCTGTAATTGTTAAATACTCTCTTACCAAAGTTTCAGGATTAGCATCAGAAAAATCTCTTTGTAACTTTACAAAATCTTCTATACTTCTTCCTGTTTCTTTTTTATACTTAAAGTAAGCCGCAATATCTTCAGGCATTTCCGGCGCCTCTTCTCTTGCGGTAACTAATTCGTCAATAGAATTAATTTTCTTACCGTATCTGTCTCCAATAAATGAAAGAACATCTTCTTCTGATAATTCAGAATCTTTTTCAGTAGGCTCCGATTTTTCTTCACTTACTGTATCTTTTACCTCTTCGGTTTTTACCTCAGCTTCTTCAGCCTTTGGCTTTTCTTCTGACTCTTTTACATTAGTGTCGTCAAACTTTAATTCTTGTTGAGCATCATGCTTATCAAGAAGTTCTTGCTCAACCTCTTGTACTGATTTTTCTTGCACATCAGTTAGTTCTCTTACTTTAATTTCCATTAGATTTAAATTAGATTTTATGTATTACAAAGTTATATAAAATATATATACGTTTTCAGCCCTACCTTGGCTCAAACTCTGCTAGATCAAAACCATCTAAACTGTCTTCATTTGACTCAAAGTTTTGAGGAGGAAGATTGTTTTTACGCTGGTTTATTAACTTAGACTGCTCCGAGTTTTGCTGGCTTATTCTTTGGCTCTTAGCGTCTTCTCTTGAGGTTTCTCTATTAGATAAGGCCATGCCATCCATTTGTCGAAGTTGAAGGTTGTAGTTAAATTCTTGCTCCATAAGTTGGCTTTTTAGTTGAGCTTCTACTTTATTACGCTCTATCTCTAGCTGCATCTCACCTTTTTTATACTCTAGCTTTCCTTGTGTTTCTAATTGTATTTTTTGAACTGCCACTTGGGCTGCCATTTCTTGAGATTTAAGTTGCTGTTGTGAGACCATGGCTTGCTTTTGCATTTCTCTTTGCTCATCTTGCTCTTGCTTAGATTTTCGTTTAACCTTTAATAATTGATTGGCAAGTTTGAGGTTTTTAATTTCTCTAATATCTATAGCATCCTCCAAATTAATATCTTGTTTTGACAAGGCCATTTGTATGTTCTGCTCTAACATTGCTTTTTGCTCTTCATCTGGTGATAGCTCTATAAATACGCCAAAGTCATAAATATATAAATCTGATATTTCCCCTAGTATACTTACATTATACTTTCCTATTTTATTTATAAAGTCATCTTTAAAATCAGAATATTCCAAGATATCAGCTACCCTATATGTTAACGCTTCGGCTAACGTACGATATATGTAAAGACTTCCATCTAATATATGGCGGGTAGCTGTATTGGAACTTAGCGCTGCTAATTTTTGTACACCCACCAATGCATCTGAGTTAGGTGTTGATCCATCTCTTGCTTCGTTTAATCCTGTAACAGAACGAATCATATCTAAATAATGATTATAGTTAGCTATAAGCATTTGTGTTTTAGACGCCCCTGAATTACTTGTTAATTGTTGTATTGGTACTTTGCCTTGATTGTACTCTCCTTCTTGAGTATAGCTTCTTCCTATAACACTACCAGTTTGGAAATATAATCGAAGTGCGTCTTCTGGATTATAAGCTGCGCCAGTCCCAAGGTCCACTTCATTTAAACCATCAGCATCTATATAAACCCCGTCTGGCACAACTCTAGCTATTACTTGTTGTAGTTTTAAATGCGTCATTTGAATAAGATCAGCAAAAGGAATCATACGCCTTACTAACGATTCTATTACACCTTTATACATTCTAGGAGCAGCAGCCACATAATTAGGCATTGCGTGTTGTGAAGATGATTTTGGCCTAACCATATTTTTGGCGAGTTCCCACTTGAGAATAATATTAGTACCCATAACCATTACTCCGTCATACCATACATCTATTGTTTTCTCTATCTTTTCGAAGTTTCCTTCTTCAAGCATTTCATCTGGTGGATTAAACGTGTCGTCTTTTTCTATCATTCTTGAAGACCCGTTGTCGTTTATTTTTTTCTTATAGACCATTTTTTTTGTGGTCTTATAATTAAAATACATAAGAGTACACGTGTCACGATAGAAGATATCGTTTTCATAATACTGAGCAGTATTAAAATAATCATACCAGCTTTGGCTGTATTGAGAAATTTTTTCTAAGTCTTCTGTAGTTAGTGTGGTATCAATTTTGTTTAGCTCAGTTAAAGAAACTGTTTTAATTTCTCCCCAATAAAAACAATCTTTAAAAAATGGATCCTCTGTGTAACTATATACCACATTAGCTGGATCAACATAAGAAACTTTGACTCCAGAGCCAGGAAGAAATTCGTGTTTTGCCATGCCTACGCCTACAACCATCTGGTCATAATCTAGACGTTTACGTATGTCTTCATAATGGTTTTCTGCAAACATTGTGTCGATAGCCTCTTCTTCTGCTATCTCTATTGCAGGTTTGTAGTTTAAATTCATGTATAATGAAAGTTCTTCATCTGAAGAGGGTAGCTCATCTGGATTCATTATAAAGGGATCAAACCCTGTATTCTTCTGTACTGTTGTTAAAATATCTTTAGCAGCCATTTGACCCTCTATCATATCTTGATACTTGCTTCTTTTGGCTTGAGACAAGGCGTCTTGAGCATAAGCCTTAACTTTAAAAAGCCGGTCTTGCATGCCATTTACAACAACATCTACAAATTTAGGGAGTATTGGAACAGGTGTCCAGTCTAAGTTTAGATAAGACAAATCACCGTCTACGGCAAGTTCGTTTTTATATTTTGCAATTGACTGCTCGCCTCTTGCATAAAGTCTTAATCTATTAAAATCTCTCCATTGGCTATAGTATCTACAGCCATTAGAATCTTTTCTAAACCATTCGTATTGTATCGCTTGTCCTATCTGTAAACCAAATTCCTTGGTTGCTTTTTCTGAGTCTGATACAAACTGACTTGGAAAACCTACAGATGAAATATTAATTTTTACGTCTTCCATCTATTTGATTAATTCACTATAAATTCCATTATTAGTATACCTTGCAAAGTTAAGATTTATTTTGCTTTGTTTTTGTTCAGGTAAATATAGGTTTTTTTGGTTGGCCATAATTGCTAATCCCGAGCTGATACTTGCGTCAAACTTAGTTCTGTTATTAATGTCAAACCTTGCCCACTCGTCTAAGGTCCTTGTAAAATACATACTTCCCATGTCTGTTGCTTCTCTGTAAGCTCCTGACAGATCTATGCCGATATGTTTTTCAATATAAGACTCTATGGCTGAAGCATGTGATTGCTTTACGTCCTCTGAGGTATTAGGTATGCCCCCTAGTTCTTTCTCTGTTTTAGAAAGTTTATTAAAATGCTTATCGGGACGGTTCATACAAAACCCTCTATACCCTCTGTTTTTAAAATGATATAACAGACGTGGCTTATTGTTTTCAATTAAAATAGGCATACTAAAAAACACACACGCCATAAGCACCTCTTCAAAAAATATTTCTGCTGTTTGAGGTCGTGCAACGTATTCTAAAAAAAACTCATTACTTGGCGCCTCTTCCATGTTAAATTTAGTTAGACCATGCAAAGCTCCGTTAGATCCGCGCCCAACTACTGTTCCTGATATGTCATAAGAGTCACAGCCAAACGCACCTATATGTTCGTTCATTGGAAAATAATGGCTGTGTTTTTTATATTTCTTATTTGTTATATTTTTATTTGGCATCCATGAAACTTTAAATCGTCCTTTTGGATCGGGTGCAAAAATAACAGTTGTATCTTTTACCCCATCTTGCCAATAAAACTTTCCTCGAGTAACGTGTTGCTCTATGATTAAAGAATCATTATAATCTATCTGTTGATAAATTTTAGTCAAATTAAATAATGACGTTTTGCTTTCGTCTCTAAAAGCATGAGACTCAGTTCTAGGAAACTGTCGATAAAACTCATTTAATGCATCTGCATCTTTAGTAAGTGAATCAACTTCAGCTTGCCAGTAGTCGATAGCGCCATTACTAATCATCTCGTTATCAACACCCAAAACGTTTTTTTCTGGTCTATGAAAGACAGGCATACCGTGTTTGTCGATAAAACCCTCCATATTCCACTCCATCGGGATAAACAAAGAATACATGCCGCTTTTAGTTTGACCATTTTCATTACGCGTTTCTATATTTGAATCTTCGTAAAGTTTTTTAAAATTATCCCCTCCCTTACTTAGCGCGTTGGATGTAGACCCCATCATACACTTTCCAATTATTTTGCTTCCTAATCTCAAACATGTTTTAGTTACCCTCCAGTTATTTAAAATATTATTTGGCTTAATCCATTTTCCACTTTCATCGTGAACCAATAACAATAACTTTTCACCATCATAAGAGTTTTCGTCTGTGTTCTTCCAGTCAATTGTGGTATCTAAACCATAGAGCTCATCATCTACAGTGTCATACATATTCTTCTTAGTAATCTTAGATGCAGGTATTCTAAAAGCAAGCTCAGTCTTCGGTTTATCCATGCCATCTTGTATGGGCTTGAAAAAGAACGGTAGCCTATTGGCTATAGGAACAACTTTATCGGTAAACATTTTTTTCGCATCAGCTCCTGTCTTAGACAGTATTCCAACCCTAGAGTCTTTTACCAATGTTCCTGTGTTAACACACTCTGATGATCCCATAAAAGAAAAACCTGACCTACGTATTTTTAAATAAGATAAACCAAAGCACCTGTTATCAGCTTTGCATGCTTCCCAAAAAATAAAAAATATTCTATTGGCTTCTCTAAAATCTGGATACCCTACATCTATACTAGTCCACTGCAGATACATATAATGAGAACCAGTCATATACGTAAGTCTTCCATTATTATAAAACCAATAGCCCTCTTCTCTTCTATCAAACTCTTGTTCAATATAATCCACCCACTTATTTTTGAATACACTTGCCATTTCATTCCATTGAAATATAGATTGTATTCGAGTAAGTTCTTTAGGAATTTCTTTTCTTTCCCAATATTGGTTATGAGGTTTTTGTGAGTTTTTTATAATATTCTCAGGCTGTTTAGGTAAAGCTATAGAAAGGCCGTTTATGTTTACAACTTGACCTATCTGTCCATCTTTAGAAATAATGACCATGTCGTATTTAGCGCTATATCCGTAGAGCCAAGATTTAGCTTTATTTTTATTAGTCAAAACGGTCTTAGGTATTAAGTTCTTTACTACATAAAACAATCTATTTTGATCGTCTTTCTGCAAACCCTTGTTTTGATTGGACTTTACTGCCATTACTTTGATTTATAGTTATGTTTTCTTGCTCAACATCTATCTTGTTTAATATATCAAAAGCATCGAATATTGCAAGTTTTTTTGTAGCTGCTGCATTTTTTAATCTATCAGCGGCTAGTTCATCTTCAGGATCAGGCTTTATAATATCTTCTTTGGCGACTTTTATAAGTTGCTCAACGGCCTTTCGGCCTGCCTCTATAATTTGTAATTTTAATAATTCTGAGCTCATTACTTGCGTTTTAAAAATATTACCTGCACTAATCGTGAATACTCTCCCTCGCCAAAATTTTCAAATATATTTCTTGAATGCGGTATTGATGAGTCAAAAACCACTAATCTATTATATTGAGCATATAAGGTACACATAGGAAGATAATCATCTGAAACTTTATTGAACTTATAAAGGGTTGTCCCGTCTTCAACAGGGTGAAATTTATTTAAGTATAGCAATATAGTTTTATCACCCATCATTTCATCGCTATGGATAAAATTTGGTTCTTCTTGATTAAGTGGTGATTGTCTTATAAAATTAAAAGAAACATTATAGTCTGGGTAAGCCTCTTCAATTTTGTATTGCACTTCATCAATTGGTCGGGGCTGTATCCCTTTGAACAAAGTCTCTCCATCGGCTATATCCTCAAACTTACCTTTAAGTACCTCAATAACATATTTATTAGGATCATCTAAAAAATCATCTATCATTATATAATTCATAACTTTAAAGTTATTTGGTGATCAAACATTCTATAGAGTTTTTCTCCATCAACCTCAAACTCATATTCACTGTCTGGCTGAAAACTTACTTGGCTTCCGTTGATAACGCCTTGAGTTTGGAGATAATAATTAGCATACACCATTTCTGCCATAAGAGGTTCTTCATTGCCACGTTTAAACATAAATGATTTTTGTACATCAATTGGCTTTACAAAGCAGTACCTGTCGTGGCTAAACCATTGGTTGTCGTGGTTGTACATATAAAACTGATCGTTGTCTACAAAAAACAAATCATCTTTAAAATAACTCTTACCGCTTTTCTGTCTACCCTTCATGTCGTTATAAAACTTAAAAACATTATGATGTACTAACAGCGTATCACCTTTAGCTATAGGCCCTTGATAATTTAATGGTGTTTGTTCAACAATACCTTTTCGATTAGACGCCTTGAAATCTTCTTCAGAAGTGCTAGTAATAAAATTAACATCTCCTATTTTCTTAGTGTTATTATATCTTTTACCTTCTAAAGGTTTGACTATAAAATAAAAAGGTGATTGCATTAAAAGTTAATATTATATTCTATAGATACGGGGACATAAGATTTAAATTCTTTCCATAATAATATTTCATCTTTTCGTTGAATCCATATTTTTATTGAATCAGTTTCCGAGTCTTGCTGAATTAAGTGAATAAAATATTGACCATTTAAAATCTCTTGACCCACTAAGTAGTGCATCGCTCCAGACTTATAATCTGGTCCTACAGAAATTTTCCTTATATCCATTTGATTTGATTTAATTTGAATATAAAGATACAAATATTTTAAGCTGCTATTTGTTTAGCTTTTTTTGCCTGGAAACTTTACTCCTATCTTATCTGCCGTTCTCGCTCCGAAGTATCCGCAGAGGACCCATGTCAAAAGCGAAGCGGTGTCTGAAGTCTCTAGCCCCATATACCATCCGCCCACATATGCTCCAACTAAAGTTACTAATGTTAAAGGACGTACATTTCTAGCTAGCCAACTTTGGCTTTGTGAGTCTGAGACCCAGCGCCTAGTTACACCATCTATTTCTGCACGCTCTACTCTAAGCTTTTCAAGAGCTATCGCCTTGTCTCCCTCAGAGAGCTCTTTGTTGCCGCTTATTAGTTCTGATATAACATTACCGGGTAAGAATGCATCGCCTACCATTCCTAGTATAGACGGGGCTTTGTTGATTAGGAATTTGCCAACGCCTGTTTCTTTAAAAGGTTTTTTAGTTTTACTCATAATATTTGATAAGCTGTTTTACCACTTTCTTTTACTGCCCTTAAAGCTCTTCCTCTGTTCTCATTATCAGAAACATAGCTTACGTGTACCCAATCAGGATTAGTGTCATCACCAAACTCCCATATAATCTGATCGTAGTTAAGGTTTTCTTTTATATACTGAAACATCTCAGCATTTGTTTTGTGTCCGAAGGTATCATCTAGGTCAATCGCGCGTCCCTCACAATGTTGCGATCGAGAACTTCCGCCAATGGCCTTATTTAAATTTTCACATCTGAAGAAAGAGTTTATCTTTATTGGGCCTCCTACCCATTTACGCAAAGGCTCAAATATGTTATCGGTAAGAATGCCCATGTTGGAAAGCTCATACGAGCTAGGCGTATTATCAAGATTTAATCTTGTAGCAGTATTAGAGCGAACTCCTTCTTTGTACGATACGTGCTCACTTATTCTTTCCATACATTATATACCATTTGTGCAAGGTATATCCTATGGCTACAGCAGTAGCTATAATTTTAAGCACCACATCAATATTTGTCATTGATGTAGCTAAAGCGCCTACTGTTAAAGCGTAGATTTTAAGGTCAGTCACACTTATTTTTTTTAAATTCAACATAAATGTAATTTACTGTTATCTCTCCCGCTGTGGTATCTTGCACGTAATTCATTTCTTATTTGATTTTTTTCCAGATCTATTCTGACCTTTCATTGCACTAGGCACATCTCCGATTTGGTTACCTACCTCTTTTATAGCCTTGGTAACGTCTTTAAGCTCTTGTCCGACACGATCAACACGTTTAGATACATCTGACTTAATCTGAGCTAACTTAGTCTCTAAGACGTCAGGTATCATGTTATTGTTATTGTCTTTAGTAAGACCTTTTTTAGTTAGCCATATAGAGGCTATATTGATTATAATTAGTAAAACGACTAATGCGATTAATATTGTTGTTGTCATATTTATTGTTTTTATTCGGTATATACTTGTAATCTTTCTGTTTCGCTTAAGGCTTTGTTAAATATTCTTACTTGGTCTATTGTCCCTGGAAAAAATCTAAAATTCCCCCCTGGACTCTGATACCCTAATTCAGCACCACCATTAAATGGGTTTACTGTTCCCGGCGTAAGCCCTGTTAATTGAAGCGGATTGCCATCTGGTTTTAATTCTATGCTGCCATCTAAATATAAAGTTAAAGAACCAGCACTATAATCAAAAACTACTGCTACAAAATGCCATTTTCCATCCCCTACATTTGTAGTTCCATCAGCACCTGATGCAGTGCTATTTAAATAATAATTACCTAATCTTAAAACATTTCCTAAATCTTTAAAAAGTGCATATCCACCATTGTTAGCAGTTGTGCTACCATTCCAAGCGTTTACTATTGTTTGTTGACTTCCTGATGTATCGCTTGTTCTAAACCAGCAAGTGAAACTTGAATCTGCTGTACTGTTTGCCGGAAGTATATCTGGTAAATTTACTCCATTATTACTTCCGTTAAATATAATACCTTTTTTATATTGCCCCCCACCATAGGCCACTGTGTTATATTCTGTTGCATCATTTCCAGATGACTCAGTAGATTTTGCATCGTCTTCAAACTCGTATAAAGCTAAACATGAGCTTGTACCCTCATTGAAAATATCGAGTTTGCTCACTGTGTTGCAATACACCTCATCGTAAAGAGATGTAACTTGAGTGGGTGATAATGCAGAACTAAAGATTCTTACTTGATCTATTGAGCCATCAAAAAATCTTATACTGCCTTGTGCGCCAATATTCCAATCTTCTGCAAAGACTTTATCTAATGGTAAATTAGCTCCAAGGGTATTAGTATGGGTCATTTCTGCTGTTGAATTTCCATCTAAATAAACGTTAAATGTTCCAGCTGGATTGTCTAAAACTACAATTACATTATGCCAATTTCCATCAGCTACATTAGTAGTGCCATATGTCGTGAATGTCGCAAAATTATAACCTGTTAATTCTAAAACACCACCATATATTGCTAGCAGAATAACTTTGCCCGAAACAGGTGTTGTATCATCACTGTTAATAATTGTATATATATTAGACGCTGCATTTGACATATTAAACCAAACGCTAAAGCTAACTGAACCTGTGTAAGAGGAAGAAAGTATTGCTGGGACCGTTATTTTACTAGTTGACCCATTAAAAGATCCAGCAACCCCATAAGGCCCATACGCATAAGCCTCCGTTCCACCCCATGTTCCGTTGTTAGCACTTGTGGTAGAATCGTTGGCGTTACCATCTAGCTTGTAATAAGCTACGTTTGTTGTAGGCTCGTCTACTGTATTAGTTGTACATGGACATTGCACTTCGTTGTAAAGTTGGGTTATTTGACTTGCTGAAAGGGCAGATGTAAATATTCTTACTTGGTCTAACGAACCATTCAAAAACGTACTTTGTGAACCTGACAAAATTCTACCTCCTAAACACAAACTTTCACTTGACGCAGCTACTATTGCAGTATTGTTAGCAGTACCGCTACCTTCCTCTTGTGCATCTACATAAACTTTTATACTTGACCCTTGCGTACTACCTGCTACAACTACCGCACAATGCACCCAATTTCCTGTATCAATATTAGATGTAGAATTTACAGTAGAATTTTCCGTACTTGAACCATTACCTGTTTGGCAAGATAACTTACCACTATTTACAAAAAGATTTACCCCTGCGGTATGACTTCCTGTTACAGAACCTACTGTAATTATAGATTGATATGAACTTGATGTTGTTTTTAACCAAGCAGAATATGTACAAGGGCCATTTAATCCACTTGGTTGTGTAGCGGTAATAATACTACTACTCCCATTAAACACAGCTCCTTGACTATACTGCTGACCATTATAGTAGGTTATGTCGGTAGAAGTGCCATCATAATTATTTGTTGTTTGATCCGCTGCGCTTGAATCAAGTTTATAATACGCCGCATTTGTTGTTGGATAATCAACCGTATTGGTTGTACAGATTGGCTCGGTGTCTATTTGAAACCAATCTGCGCCATCATAATACTCAACGTATTTTAATTCTGTGTTGTATCTCCACTCACCCGTGCTAGGAGCAGATGGTCTTGACGCCGTATCACCCGCTGGCAATTGAAGCGCTGTGTTTGTTGCACTAAAGTCAAATAATTCCGGTGTTCCTATTTTTGTTATTGCCATAGTTTAATTTGTTAACATGGAGTTTCGGTTTGTAAATCAGTTACTTGACCTTGAGTTAAAGTAGTAGTAAAAATTCTTACTTGATCCATTTTTCCATCAAATTGATCGCCAGGTAAGACATACGAGCCCGCTTGCCCTAAATATAAGGTTGATGAATTAGATGGCGGTTTACCAGTAAAAGGGTTAGAGCCTAAAGTTGGAGTAAATGCATTGCCATCAAGATATATAGTATTTGTTCCGCTTCCAGCACTATCAAAAGTAAAAACTATATTATGCCATGTGTTTGCCGATACGACGCCCCCTTGCACTCTAGCAATATCAGATCCCCCGCTAGTGTTTCTTATTATAATATCTAAGTCACCACCAGATACGTTAAGAGAGTACCCCTCTACAGCGCCCCCACTCGTAGTTCCAAATAAATAAGACCAAGAACTTGGATTTGGATCGTTAAACCAAAATGAGATTGAAAAATCAGAACTCCCAGCAGAGAAGCCTGTGTTTATATATGATGTCCCTGTATTATTCCATTGAGCAGCTTGTCCAAAGTTACCCGTGACATATGTTATATTTGCGTCACTTGCAGTTAAATTTCCAGTTTCGTCTGTTATATTTCCATTTAATTGAAACAATCCAGCGTTAGCTACAGGGTAATTTACATCACAAGTAGTTCCAGCTACTGTATTAACAAAGTTTTTCCAATCTGTTCCGTTATAATGTTGCATACAACTTACTGAGCCTTCTGAAATTTGACCTACTTCATTACGCATCATGCCTTCAGCAACTGTTGGAGGTGCGGCATAACTAGAACTTCCCTTGGGCATTTTAAGTCCCGCTGTTGAATAGACAGAAACTAAATTATTTAAACCGCCCATGTATCCGTGAATTTTACAGTAATAACTAGCAACTCCAAAATCAGCAGTTACTGTTATTGTTACATCTCCTGAGTAAAAAGTATAAGTAACACCTCCAACTGCTAAAGTACCTTCATTAACAGTCCCAGTATATGTAATACCTGTTAAACCGTCATTTAAAACAGCAATAGGATGCCCACTAGGCACGCCAGTCAAAACTGTAGTTCCTATTCTAAGACCAAACTTACCATATACACCATTAAAGTTATATTGATTACCACCTGAGTTTATAACAGTAACAGCATTAGTTGCATTTAAAATATAGTCAGGGTTGCCTGGATTGAACTCCGTTAAGTCTTTTATTACTTTAGTTGTCGCCATAATTTATCTTTCTACCCAAGTTAATGTTTCTTCGTTCCAAACGTGTTTTATAGAATCGTAATCTTCAGGATAACCCCCTGGAGGACTCCATCCCCCATTGGTTGTGTCCCAGATCCAGCTAGGGTAAGGTTGATTGTTATCTGGGTTTATATATACATAGTCCACCCACTCCGTTGTGTCTTCTTTCCAATACCAGTCCATTCCCTCTGGCCTTGGTGTTGGCGGTTGCCATGTCGCAGTGTCTTCATCTAGAACCCAACTCGGATAAGGACTTGGATGGTAAAACGCATCTCTGACGGGGTCATACAACATTCCTTTACCTGCATAGTTTTTTCTAAAGGGCGTGCCGCCTAACTTATGCACTCCCCCTTGTGTATTGTAAGATGTTCTTTTTACATCTTGCACTCCGCTACTGCGTTTTATTATTTGCTCTAAATCAGGGGTATTGTCGTAGTTTATTTTAGACGCCTCCAACTCTTCAGGAGTAGGATGCAAAGAATCTCCCTTGTAGGCGATAACCTCTGTTATTGTTTCGTCTGGTCCGCCATATACGTGGGTTACTACAGAAGGGATTTTGCTTATCTCTTCGTTTTTGTCTTGTATTTCTTTATCAACCGCTTCAGTTCCTTTCACACTTAAGGTTTGCATCTGCGCCATGAGCACATCTTGTTCAGCTTTTAAACTAGCCTTTTCATCCTCGATTGATTTTTTTATAGGATCAACTTGCTCAGGTGTAGGGTAGTCTTCACTAAAAGGATCTTCTGGATAAAGCGCTTGAAGCTCTGCCTCGAGGGCCTCTAATGTAGCACTAGTATTTTTAGAATTATAGTCCGTTAGCAAGGCTTGATATTCATCGCTGCTAGTGTTAACAGCAATAATATCCCTTCTTTGGGCTTCTAATTGCATCACCTCTTTACGCTCCTCTATGGTCGTTTCAGTGTTCGATATGTAAGCGTAGTATGCCATATTAACTAAATGTTATTGTTCCAGTGCCTGTTGTAAAAGTTATAGAAGAGTGTGAACCGTCTACTACGGCAGTTGGAGTGTTCAATGTTCCTGTAACTGAAAAACTAGACACATCTGTTGTTGTGTACCGTAATATAACAACGCCTGTGCCTCCGTTACCTCCGCTATACGGCCCACCAGTAATTGAAGTTGCACCGCCGCCTCCGCCTCCAGTATTATTCGACCCAGCAGACCCGCTTCCATTTGCACTAGCTCCAGCGCCTCCTATACTTGAGCCGCCTGCACCTCCTGAACTTTCTCCACCGCCGCCGCCTCCGCCAGCATAAAAGTTTCCGGTTCCTCCGATTATATTTACCTCTAATCCTGCACCTCCAGCACCTGCGTTTCCTCCTGAACCTGCGATACCTGCTGCGCCAGCTCCACCGCCGCCGCCGCCTGAAGTGAGAGCACCAGCATTATAAGCCGTACCAGCTCCGCCAGCGTTACCTTGACCAGCGGGTGAAGCTGTCCCTGGAGTTTGATAAGTTGAATTAGCATAAGACCCTGCGCCGCCGCCTGAACCTCCACTTTGAGGAACTCCTCTATATGTTCCTGAACCGCCTCCGCCTGTTGCTGTTATTTCACTACCTACAGTACCAAATTTTGATGCCGTACCGCTAACTCCATTAAGGTCGTATCCCGATGTACCTGCGCCTCCAGGGCCAACTTCCACTGTATATGCAGTCCCTAGAGAGGTTGAAAAAACTGATTCGCTGCCTGAAAATGTGGTGGTAGTTAAAAGCCCTCCTGCGCCTGCGCCTCCGGCGTTAGTGTTATTACTTGCAGCACCTGCGCCGCCGCCGCCGCCGCCGACAATTAAAAAGTCTAAATTAAAAGGCAAGCTTGTTTCTTTAAGATTCCTCCACTCTGCTGTGCCTGTTTGGTCGGTGTATATTTCAGTACGGTTTGTCTCAGTGTTTTCTCGAAGGTCTCCGATTGTAGTCGTTGTACGCTGAGCAGTAGTGCCCTTTACCCAGGTAAGCCCTCCGGTGTTACCACTCATGTCAATTACATCTGTAGTTACTTTGGTTGTTGCCATTGAGCTTTAAATTTATCTCGTTATTACTATTTCAATTCCGTTTGCTGCGGTTAGCGGAGGAGCTGATAAAAATGTTACATCTGGATTTGCTCCTGCTCCAACTGTAAAGTTAGCCGCACCAGAGGCGTCTAATTTATTTTGATACACACCGGATATATAAATTGCTAAATTGTTAACCGTTAATCCAGCTGCTGTACTTGCTAAATTAAAAACAGTTTGTGATCCTGTACCGGTAAATTGTTTTTTATCTATTGTTACACCACCACCTATAGATCCCCAAGCTCCATTTATATAACCTTCAAATCCATTTGTAGTTGTGTTGTAACGAATCATTCCATCAACAGCGGTTGGAATAATAGCTGCATCATTTCTGTTTGCGGTAGTTCCCGAAGCTAAAGTTACTGCTCCTAAAGAATTAAATGTTGCGTTTTGTGTTGCATCTACCGTAAGCGCTGCTGCGCCTCCTGTTGCCAGTCCTAAAATATCTGCGCCATTACTAAACATACCCGTATTAGGGTCGCTATTTATACCATATCCAGGGATTGAGGCTGTTCCTCCACCCACATTAATAATGTTAGCAGTAGTATTGCCTGCAGTTGTGACCTCATCTAAAGTTTCATTAAAAGGCAAATCAGAAACTAATCCTTTTTTTATTGTTGTGTCTGTTGCATCACTGAACCATATAGTATCTGCAGACGCTACTGGTGCAGCTGATGCTGCTAATATTGCGTTGTCCGCTCCTGCATAGTCTATGGCTAAAGTAACTGTTCTAGAACTTTCAGTTGAAGTAATTCCCGTTCCTCCAGTGAAAGTTACTGTTTCACCACTTGAAACTGTGGAGTTGTTTGATCCATCTGAAACAGTCCAGTTAGCAAATGCAGATGAATAAGCGGGGACGTCCCATGTATTATCTTTGCTTAAAAATCTTGTAGCTGCATCAGCAGTACCATCAACTGCACTAAGATCTATAACGCCAGTTGTTACTGCCCCTGTAGCGGTTGAATTAGCAGTAGCTGCAGAAATATAAGTTCCATTGGAATTAGTAAATGAGGTTACACCAGTGTTTGCAATAGTCATTTGGTCAGTTCCCGCCGTCAATGAAATTGCAGTACCAGCTACAAATTTAACATCTTCTGTAGTGCCTGCTGTACCCGCTTTAGTTCCGGTAAGCCTTAAGTCAACGTCATTAGTGGCTTGTGTTGTAGATAAAACATATGTTGTATCAAGGTTTGCGGGTGGGATTTGAATGTTTGCAGTGCCTGCATACCCTACTATATTGTCTACCGCTGCAAAATCGGTTGCTGAGGTAAATTGTGAAAATTTAACTGCCATAATTTCTTTATTCTGTTATCAAGTTTTGACTTGTGTTTTCTGTTACTATTTGAACTGATAATTCAGTTATGATGTCTTGCGCTGTAGGTCCTGATGTGCCAGGTAGGGTTAATCCTATAAAATTACCTATTGCAATTAAATTAGCCATACTACCAAAGCGCTATTATGTTTGTTGCCGTTGTTCCTGTACTAAATACTTTAAGGACATTTACTGGGAAAAAACTTCCCCCTAATACTCCACTAAAGGTTACAATATCACCAGCTACAGTAGTTACCCTTACATTTCCTGCTCCTCCAATATACATTACCGATCCTTCTTGCGCTCCTCCATAAACTGCGTAAGCTTTTGGTTGTGCTGCAAATATGGCTTCTTTAACCTCAATAGTGGTATCGTTTATTACAGCGACTAGTTCTGATTGAGTGCCATCAGTCGAGTTAACTATAATCATTCCTTTTTTTAGCCCACAAAGAGTAAATTTTAAGGTTGCAAAATTATTTGTGTCGGTGCCTGTTCGGTTGCCGTCAATTAAATATTTGTTTGCGCCGCCTGTCGCATCAGTATTTCCTGAGGGACCAACCACTCCAATGTTGGGAATGTCAGTGTTATCGCTTGGATAAACTGGCCATGCTTTGCCGGCTTGTAATTTTTGATATGCCATAGTTATTATCTTTTATATGGAAATACTCGATTTAGGGTGTCGCGCCGATCATCGCACCCACAGTCGCCATCTGTAACTTTATCTACAAATGATTTTATACCTGTGGCTTTTGTGAACTTTGCAACTGTATCTCCGAACCCTCTTGATTTCATTTACTTATTTTTTACATCCAAAATTATTAGCATAGTTGGCCATGGCCACTACACCTTTAGAATACTTGCCCTTGCTTTTCATTACAGACGATGCAGCACTACAAGTGCTTTTGCCAGGCATATTGTTTTTTACCCAACGAGTAAACTTGCCTTGGTTCTTTTCCTTTATCTCTGGAAAAGCACCTTTCTTAGTTCTGCCTCTTACTGCCATTATTTTTTGATTAAAGAGCCTATGTGTTGTTTAACACTTCCGCCTTCAGAATGTGAAGAGCGAACCATTGAGTGGTCTCCACCGTAAGCGTGTCCGTATAATTTTTTCGACATAGCTTTGCTTTCGTCTCTACGTGCTTTAAAGCTTTGAGATTTTTTTCCGTTTTTTGCTCCTAGAGAGTCGTCTAGTCGAGCGTTGTATCCTTGATCCATAATTGAAAATTTTTAAATTATAAATACAAAGATACTAATATTTTCTTTGCTTATTTTTTAGACTTTGCGCCAACGCATTTCCAACGCTTTCTCGACAAATTGTTTGGAGTGTTGGGATTGTTCTGCTTCTTTTTGCTTAAGCGTTTTTTTATACCTAAGCTTCTTGCGCAGTAACTGTCGCCCTTTGAAGTACCCGGCTTTACCCTTGGGCCTCCGCCTTTAGCTTTACCCGCCTGACCGTAGCTTACTCTTTTACCGGTAGAGGTAATTTTTACTTTTGCCTTTCCTTTTCTGGGAGTTGCCATTTATTTTTTGGTGTGGTTATAACCTTTCTTTTTTAATGACAGATGATCCTTCATGGTTTTAGCCATCTTAACTATTCCAGTTTTACTGTACATTTTATGAGGTTTGAATTTTTTAGCCATTATGCGTTTTTTACTTTTTTAGTATTACTTACAAATTGTTTTCTACCACCCGATGCTTTCTTTTTTTTAGCTGTGGCAGCTAATGCTTTTTTACTTAACCGCTTCGCCTTAGCAAGTGGTAAACATCGGTCTGGGTTTTTTTTATTTTTGCTTGTTCCACACGCTCCTTTAATCTTTCCGTCGGTTCCTATACGAACCCACTTCTGATCACGCCATTTTTTTAGCTCCCCCATTTTTTAATTTTAAAGCCTTGAAGTCAGCTCCGGTAATTTTATTAAAAGGCATTGCCGCTCTGGCAATTTTACGTTGTTTTTTACTTAGCTTGCTCATTTTTATTTATTTGAGTGTGATCCGTCACAGTGTCCATCTGCATTAGATGTATTACCGCACTGGCATATAGGTTGATTTTTCATGTCTTGCTTTTTTTAGCGTAGTTAGGGTCCTTGCAATATTTACTTGCCGCCATATTAGCATAAGCCGAGGGGTACTTGTCGAAAGTACGCTTAGCCCATGCTATGCCTGCGGGGCATATCTTATTACCCTTTGTCCGTCCTTTCTTAGCCATTAGTAGCCGGACTTTGTTTTTTTCTCCATCCCGTATCCAGGGTTGTTTTTAATTTTTCCTTTAGACATTTTCATAAATGAATGGGCTTGAGCTTTTCCAACAGCGTTGTAAGGAAAAGTTCTTTTAGTTCCGTTAGGTAGTTTTACAGTAGGCATAATTTAAATATTTACAGTTATATATCTTTCACCATTCCAATGTTGTTTAGTTTTTGGAGCAGCTACTTTTTTTTCTTTTTTTGGTGCAGCTTTTTTCTCTGCCGATTTTTTTTCTTTAGTCATAATCTTATTTTTTATTTGTTTTTAAATCCGTTAATTTTTCAATCATTTCTTTTTGCATATCAATTATCATTTGCTCAAGCTGATCATTACGCGTCTCCATCTGGTTATTGATAGATGTAAGCGACTCGTTTTTCTTCTGAAGTTTATTCACCTCATCTGGCTGCTGACCAATAATGGTATATACAACCATTCCAAGTGATGACACAAGGGTACCGACAATAGCAACAAATAAATCTTTGTTAACCGGCGGTATCTCAACAAAACTCAAGAACAATAATAGGCTTACAATTAGAATAAATATACCTGCTGCTCCTGCGTAATGTCTTATCTCTTTTCGATCATTTGTCATAACTTGTTATCTTTATACAAAGTTATAAAATTAAATCTAATGAAAAATAAACGTGAAAGAGACTACATGAAATACTGGAGAGTAATCCGTTATTTCGTAAAACGCAAGTATAAACTAAACACCCAAGAGTTGGACATGCTCTTTTTTTTATACAGCGAAGAATACTTTAATGTCGATAAGTTCAAAGAATTTAATGCTTTACTTGGATGGAACAGAAACAGATTTGAAAAGCTACGGCGTGAGGGTTGGATAGATGTTATAAAGCCCTACAAGTTTGGAGGACCTAAAGCCCTGTATGGCATCTCGTTTAAATGCGCTAAAATGTTAGACTCGGTATATGACAAACTAGAAGGAGGTCCTATCCCCATGGCAAAAAGTAAGAACCCTATCTTTTTAGCTAAGGCTGGATATAGCGATAAGGTTTACAGAAAAACAATAGAAAAAATGAACGAGGCTATACGACAAGAACAATGTCATTCTCTCGAATTATAGTATAGGGCTCGTCGTGAATAAGCATTGTGTAGCCCGCTCGTTTGTCGTAGTATATCTCGCTGTTTTTTTCAATGGCCACCACCTCAGTGCCTACTGCGACAATCCGACCCTTCTTATATCGAAGCTGGTTGGCATCTTCAGCAGACAACAATAACCCCGAGGAGGTTTTTAGTTCCTCCTCGATTGTTTTAATCACAACGTATTTCCCTATTGGCTTCACTGTTTCTTTGCGTCTTTTCGTCCCTTTACAAATCCTCTGTTATACCCATCTAGAAATTTTGTCTCCATAAGTTTTGGTATGGGACATATGGGAGTTATTGGGCAAATTGACCACTCGCCTTTTACGTATTGCCATCCCTGGCAGTACCCTTGTTCCCAACCATTACAGTAGGGGTCTTGTATTGTAGTAAACGATAAGCTTAATAAGCTAAGTAATAAAATTATTTTTTTCATTTGCTTCTTAACTTTTGTGTTCTTAGCATAGCTTCATATACAATATTTTGTA